GAGCCGACGCTGCGAGAGATCGGCACGGCCGTCGGCACTCTCCCGACTGACGTGCACCAGAAGCTCGAGCGGCTCCGAAAGATCGGCTACGTCGAATGGGAGCCCAAGCAATTCCGCACGCTCCGAGTGGTCAAGTGATCCAGTGCAACCGCTGCAACCGCGAGAAGGAGTCGAACGGGCCATGTCCAAACTGCGGCAGTCCGGAGTTCCGGATAACGTTGAGCACCCCAGCCACTACACCGCGCACCCGAGCGGCGTCGAGTGCATCGCAATCACAGAGCATTTCAACTTCAACCTCGGCAACGCGATCAAGTACCTGTGGCGGGCCGGCCTCAAGGGCGACCAGGTCGAGGACTTGCGGAAGGCGGCGTGGTACATCAACCGCGAGATCGAGAGGGTGAGCAAGTGAACGACCGCGACCACTCCAGCGATGCCGAGACGACCTGCCCCTACGTTGTCGGGCGCACCACGCTGCACTGTTCGCTGACGCCGCTAGCAGAAAAAGAGCGGGCGGAGTTGCAGTCAGATATCGACAGCCTGCGGCTCGCCATCCGCCGCCTCGCGGATCAGGACGCCACGCTGTCGGTCTGCGACGGCAGCGTGACGGTGACGATGGATGCCACGCTCACCGACGAGGAACGTGAGGCGATCCGCTGGGCAATCATTTCCGGATGCAACCGCTACGGACAGGACGCCACGCTCCGCTCGCTACTTGACCGCACAAAAGCTGTCGAAAAGTGACATCGGACATCACGAAAGCAGGTGTGAGCTGATGGGTGGCCGCGCATCACGCGAGAAAGGCAAGCGAGGCGAGCGGCAGGCTGCAGCCGAACTAGGCGCGGCCTTGGGCGTCGAGGCTCGCCGCGGCGTGCAATTCCAGGGCGGTCCCGATTCGCCCGACGTGGTGCTGGAGGGCGTCGCGATTCACGTCGAGGCCAAACGCGTCGAATCCCTGCAGCTCTACCCAGCCATCGAGCAGGCCACGAGCGACGCCCCGGCCGGCAAGGTGCCGATCGTCTGGCACCGCCGCAATAACAAGCCCAGCGTGGTTATCGTGGAAACGTCGCGGCTCGTTGACCTGGCTCGTGCCGTCGTGGCCGCGGCGGAGGGCCGTTAGTGGTCGCGAAGTCGAAAGAGGCAATCGAGAACCGCCGCAAGGCCACCCTGGAACGCGGCCGGGCCACGACGCGGCTCGGTGCCGACATTGGTGCCATCGGCCAGGTCGGCAACCAGGAGCGTCGCGACGCGTGCCGCCTCGACCTGGCGAAGTTCCTGGTGGAGTATTTCCCCAACTCCACCGGCCTGTCGCCGTTCTCGGACGACCACCTGCGAGTGATCGGCCGGATTCAAGACTGCATCCTGCGCGGCGGCCGATTCATCAACGCCGTGTACCGCGGCTTCGCGAAATCCACCATCAGCGAAAACTCGCTCATCTGGGCCATGCTCTACGGGCATCGGCGATTCGGGGCGATCTTCGCCGCCGAGGCGGACCTGGCGGCCAAGGCCATCACGTCGATCAAGCTCGAGCTGGCGGAAAACGACCTGCTCGCCGAGGACTTTCCCGAGGTCTGCATCCCTGTGCGGGCCCTGGAAGGTAAGCCGCAACGCTGCCTGTCACAGACCTGCGGCGGCGAGCACACTCATATTCGCTGGAACGCCGATTCGATCGTGCTGCCGTCGATCAAGGGCTCCGTGAGCGGCGGGAGCATCATCTTCTCGCGCGGCCTCACCGGCTCGATTCTTGGCTTGCGGCACAAGTCGCCGGACGGCACGCAGCTCCGCCCTGACTTCGTGATCGTGGACGATCCGCAGACGCGGGAAAGCGCGGCCTCCACGGTGCAGGTGCAGAAGCGGCTAGAGATTCTTTCCAAGAGCGTGATGAAACTGGCCGGCCATACCAAGAGCATCGCGTGCGTCATCAACGCCACGGTGATCCAGGTGGACGATATGGTCGATCAACTCCTCGACACGCGGAAGTTCCCTGCCTACCAGGGCGAACGCATCCCAATGGTGCGATCGTGGGCGAAGGGGCACGAGGATTTGTGGCTCGGCAAATACCGCGAGCTGCGAAACACGTTCGACAAAGACCTGGTGGGCGACCAGGCCAGGGCTCACAAGGCCGCCAACGACTACTACCTCGCGAACCGCAACGCGATGGACGACGGCTGCGTCGTGTCGTGGGCGAGCTGCTTCGACCCTGACGCCGAACACTCCGCGATCCAGCACGCCTACAACGCGTTGATCGACGACGGCGAGGACGTATTCGCCAGCGAGTTCCAGCAGAAGCCGATTGCCAACGAGGCGAAGGCCGCGGCCCTCGCCGGCGACGAGGTGCGGGCGAAGATCGTCAACGTGCCGCGGTGGATCGTGCCGGCCGGCCTCGACACGCTGACGGCGTTCGTGGACGTGCAGGAAAAACTTCTCTACTGGGCCGTGGTCGCCTGGGGGCAGCAGCTCCGCGGGCACCTAGTCGCCTACGGCACCTATCCGGAACAGTCTCGCAGCTACTACACCCTCCGCGACGCCCGCAAGACGCTCGTGAAGGCCGCCGGCGGCATCGGCCTCGAGGCGGCGATCCATGCCGGCCTGGAAAAAGTGGCTATCGAAATACTCGACCGCGAGATCGGCCGCGAGAACGACGACGCCGTGCTCCGCGTCGGGCAGATGTTCGTCGATGCCAACTGGGCACAAACCGCCGGCGTGGTGCGCGACTTCGCCAGGCGGTCCGCCTGGGGCCCGCGCGTGATCCCGACGCACGGCCGATTCGTCGGTGCCTCCGGATCGACGCTTTCGGACAAGCGGCCGGACCGCGGCGAGCGAGTCGGCGCCAACTGGCGGACGAGCACGATCCTCAAGCAGCGGCACGTCCTGTTCGACACGAACGCGTGGAAATCGTTTTTCGCGTCGCGGATGAAACTGCCGACAGGCGATCCCCAAGCGTTGACGATCCATGCCGGCAATCACGAGATGCTCGCCGAGCATCTGACGAGCGAGTACCCGACGCGGGTGGAGGCCCGCGGCCGCGTCGTGGACGAGTGGCGGCTGATCCCTGGCCGCGATAACCACTGGCTCGACTGCGTCGTCGGTGCCGCTGTGGCGGCCTCCTACACGGGCATCTCGGCGGTGGGTGCGGACGCGAAGCCGCTGGCGACGACCAGGCGGACGATCTCGCGGGAGCAGATGGCCGCGAAACGGGCCGAGCTGCTCGCGAAACTGCGACGCTAGCACGCTGCCGGATTGAGGTTGACGCCCGTACCAGGCATGGGAGTCTGCGGTCGCTCGACCCCATGCCGAGGTATTTCGATGCGTTTCATTCTGGCTTGCTTGCTCCTGTGCCTGGCCGCCGTCCAGGCCGAGGCCGCCCGTCCCGTCGTCGTCGTGCAGACCGCCCAGGACGCGGCCGTCGTCATGGCCCGCCGCGGCGTGCTCGTGCACTCTGGATGCGGGTGCTACGAGGGCATCGGCTTCTCGACGACGAGTGCCGACGATGCGATTCGTCGCTGCTGCTACTGGGGCCAGCGTCGCCCCCGCGAGATCGCGACGGCTCGAGGGCCGCGCGGCTGGTACGCGGTCGTTCGCTACTGGTGAGCGTGCGCCACCGCAAAACGTGCGGTGGACAATGGTACACTAGCGGGTAGGGTGCAGCGGTCCCTGCCCCTGCCCGCTAGAGGTGCCGACTTGGCCGACAACGCCGACGTTCTCGACGCGATTGCCGCGAACCTCGCGCAGCCGCGTCGTGCCAGGACCGACGCCGGCGAGATCGAGCAGCACGAGCTGCACCGCCAGGTCGAGGCGGCCAAGTTCGTGATGGAGCAGCGGGCGAACGCGAGCGCGACGAAGTCGCCGTGGCTTTCGATGCGGTTTTCGCGGCAGGAATCACCAGGGGCGATCGGCTAATGGCTCGAGCGGCCAGAAAGACCGAAACGAAGGCACAACTGCAGGCGAAGGTCGCCAAGCAGTCGGCCGCGCTCCAGACGCTCGTGCGGGCCCGCTACGACGCCGCCCAGACGACCAACCTCAATCAGCGACATTGGTCGATGGCGGATTACTACTCCGCCGACGCGGCCCTGTCGCCTGAAGTGCGTCGCAAACTGCGGGCCCGAGCCCGCTACGAGATCGCCAACAACTCCTACGCGGCCGGCATGGCCTCGACCTGGGCCAACGACTTGATCGGCACCGGCCCGCGGCTCCAGCTCGACCTGGGCCCCGACGTGGACGCCAACCGCGTCCGCCGCGTCGAGATGGCCGTGTTCGATTGGATGGTCGATATCGACCTGGCTCGCAAGCTGCGGATTTCGAAGATCGCCAAGTTTGGCGACGGCGAGGCCTTCGGCGTGCTGACGAACAACCGCCGGCTGCGGGGCGTGCAGCTCGACGTGAAGCTCGTCGAGGCCGAGCAAATCTGCGACCCAAGCGGCTTTCCGAATCCTGGCGAAGTGGACGGCGTCCGGTTTGACGCCGACGGCAACGTCATCGACTACTGGATCACAAGGCATCATCCCGGCAGCCTGCTCCCCGGTTGGTCGGTGGATGGCCGCTGGGAAAGCGCCGACAACGTCCTGCACTGGTATCACGCGACGCGGCCCGGCCAGCACCGCGGCGTCGGCGAGATCGTGCCGGCCCTCGAGCTATTCGCGATGCTCCGCCGATACACGCTGGCGGTGGTGACGGCCGCCGAAACGGCGGCGGACTTCGCCGCGATCCTCAAGACGACGATGCCGGCCGATGGTGCCGGTGCCGCCGGTATCGACGCGTGGGAAACCATGCCGATCGTCCGCGGCATGATGATGAGCGCGCCGGAAGGGTGGGAGCCCTACCAGCTCAAGCCCGAGCAACCGACGGGCACCTACGACTCGTTCGTGCGTCGCATCCTCAACGAGATCGCCCGCGCGGTGAATATGCCGTACATCGTGGCGGCCATGGATTCGTCCAGTGCCAATTACTCGTCGATGCGTGGCGACTACCTCGTGTACCGCAAGCACCAGGCCACCGAGCGTGGCGACGTGGAGCGGGTGATTCTCGACCCGCTGCTCAACAAATGGCTCGACGAAGCCGCGCTGGTGCCGGGCATGATCCCCGACGGCCTGCCGCCGGTGGCGGAGTGGAATTGGACGTGGACCTGGGACGGGCACGAGCACGTCGATCCGACGAAGGAGTCGGAAGCCGAGGCCATGCAGCTCGAAACCAACACGTCCACGCTCGCCGAGATTTGTGCCAAGCGCGGCAAGAACTGGCAGCAGGTTTTGCGGCAGCGGGCGGCGGAAAAGCAACTGGCCCGCGAGCTGGGGCTGACGGCGGAGCCGGCTCCGGTGGCGGCCGAGGACGACGACCAGGACCTCGAGGCCGCCGACGGCTACCGGCCGCCGCAGGCCGCGCGGGCTGCGGCTCGCCGCGGCCTCGATCTGCGGGACGAATACGGCCGCGGCGGCACCGCCGTCGGCATCGCACGGGCCCGCGATATCGCCAACGGCCGTTCACTGTCGCTCGACACGATCGGCCGCATGGTGTCGTTCTTCGCTAGGCACGCGGCCTACAAGAAAAACCATACGGTCGATCCGCCGTCCAACTCCTACATCTCGTGGCTCCTGTGGGGCGGCGACGCCGGCCGTGAGTGGGCGGAGCGGACGTGGAAACGCGAGCAAGAGGCTGCGGAGGCAACATGAGCAACGCGATGAACTTTTCCGCCGACTTCCGCCTCAAGGCCGCCGAGGGCGACGCGCCGGCGAATCCGACGTTTGAGATCACGGCCTACACGGGCCGGGCGATCCGGCAGTCATGGTCGCGCAACCCGCTCGTCGTGGACCTGGCCGGCATGGACACGTCCCGCCAGGCCATCCCGATCCTGTGGGGCCACGAGGCCAGCCTGGATTCGCTGCTCGGTCAGTCCACGATCGTCGCCAACGACGGCGAGCAGATCACCCTGGCCGGCGAGCTCATCGGCGAGGGCCCGCTTGCCGATCGCGTCATCAGCCTGGCCCGCAAGGGCCTGCGGCTGCAGGCGTCGATCGGGGCCGATACCGGCCGCATCGAGAACGTGGCTCCCGGCGAGTCTGTGATGGTGAACGGCCGCGAGTTCACCGGACCCGTTTCAGTCGTGCGAGCAAGTTCGCTCCGCGAGGTTTCGATCGTGCTTTTTGGAGCGGACGCCAATACGTCCGCGGCTATCGCTGCCGAAGCGAGTGGGGACGAATCCATGGCGGATAACGCCAACGAGAATCCCGTCGAGGCCACCGCGCCGCAGACGGAAGCCCCGGCGATTGTCGCCGTGGAGTCAAAGGTCGCTCCGGTCGCGCCCAGCGCCGAGGAGATCAAGGCGGAGCTGCTCCGCGAGATCAAGGCCGAGGTGCTCGGCGAGCTGCGTGCCAGCCGTCCGGCCGCCCCGGCGGTGCACGTCGTCGAGAAGGTCGATGGCCCCGCGGTCATCGAGGCGAGCCTGTGCCTCGCCGGTGGCCTTCCCGACGTGGAAAGGCGGTTCGACGCCCGCGTCCTCGAGGCCGCGAGCAAGAACCGTGCGGTGTCGCTCGGTGAAACGCTTCTGCAGGCCGCTCGTGCCAACGGCTACGACGGCGGCAGCAACCGGATCACCAACGGCAACCTGCGGACGATCATGGCGACCGCGTTCGCCACGCACGCGATCAGCAACGTCCTTGCCGCGACCTACGGCAAGTTCCTGCTGGCCGGTTTCAACGCCGTCGAGTCGGTGTGGGACCGGATCGCGAGCGTCCGCTCGGTGTCGGACTTCAAGACCGTGACGGGCATCCGCCTCAACGGTGGCTTCGAGTTCGAGGAGGTCGCGAACGGCGGCGAGCTGAAGAGCGCCGACGCGAGCGACGAGTCTCGGACCATCAAGGCCAAGACCTACGGCCGGCTCACGAGCGTCACCCGCCAGGACATCATCAACGATGATCTGGGTGCCCTCTCGGCCGTGCCGTCCAGGCTGGGGAGAGGGGCCGCGATCAAGCTGAATAAGGTCTTTTGGTCGGAGTTCGAATCGTCCAATAGCACCTTCTACGCGAAGGAAACTGCCGCCGCCGGCAACGCCCTGCAGCTTTCGTCGCTCAAGACGGCTGCGGCCAGCTACCGGAAGCTGCAGGACCCAGACGGCAACCCGCTCGGAATCGCCCCGGCGCTGCTGCTGGTGCCGCCCGAGCTCGAGATCGCGGCGGCCGAGCTGATGGCCGGCAGCCTGCTCATCACCGGCGAGAACGCCACCCGCACGAACGCCAACGTTCTCGCGGGTCGCTACCAGGTCGTCAGCTCGTCGTACCTGACGAGCGCCTCGACCTGGTGGCTGTGTGCCAATCCCGGCGACCTGCCGGCGATGGAAGTGGCCTTCTTGAACGGTCAGCGGCAGCCGACCGTGGAGCAGGCCGAGGCCGATTTCGCGACGCTCGGCATCCAGATGCGGGGCTACTTCGACTTCGGTGTCGCCAAGGCCGAGGCGAAGGGTGCCTACCGGATGGCGACCGCCTGACCTGCTGTGAGCATCGTTCCCGGCGGGCCGGACGCATGAGCCGGCCCGCCGGGGTTCTCAATTTTCCAGTTTCCAGAATCAAGAAAGAAGGTTTCCAACATGGCAACGCGTGCCGAAGGTTGTGCGATCGACTACACCCCGTCCACTGGCGTCGCCGCCGGCGAGGCGGTGGTGGTCGGTTCGATGGTGGGTGTGGCTTCGCGGCCGATCGCCGCGAACGAGCTGGGTGCCCTGAACGTCGAGGGCGTGTTCTCCATCGTCAAGCCGACCGGCGCCGGTACGGCCATCGCGCAGGGCGCGAAGGTCTACCTGTACCAGAGTCAGGCCGTGACGGGTGCCACCGGCACCGTGATGGGGTTCGCGGCCAAGGCTGCGGCCACGACCGACAACACGGTCGATGTGCTGCTCGTGCCGGGCGCCTGACGCCGACGTTGGCCGCGCGGCTGGGTAGCCCAAGCCCGCCGCGCGGCCACAGGGCGGACAGGTATTCGGGCAGGAGCGTTCGATGCAGGACATGATTGCCAAGGGTGCGGCCTGGTTCGACCAGCAGCGGAAGCAGCATCTTTCCGTGATGGTGGACTACAAGCCGGCCGGGGCCATGTTCTCAAAGTCCGTTCACGCCACGATCGGCATGACGCGATGGGATTCGCTGGACGCGGCCGGGCAGATGGTCCGGTTCGAAACCCGCGACTACTTCGTGTCGGCCGACGAGATGCGAGACAACCCCAAGCGGGGCGACCAGATTCACGAGACTGACGAGAGCGGCACGCGGCGGACCTACGAGGTGATGGTGCCAGGCGGTGCCAATAACCCGTGGTCGTGGGCGGACCGCGGCCAGCGGATTCGCCGCATCCATACGCAACTGGTGGAGAGTGACTGATGCCGTTTTTCTCGATCAGTAGCCCGTCATCCGGCAACGCCACGCAACTGCAAGGGCAGCCGATCGCTGCGACCGCCCCGGCCGCCGGCACGGTCCTCACCTATTCGGGCTCCGCCTGGGTGGCATCCACTGGCGTCACCGGCCCGACCGGCCCTCACGGCACCGATGGCCCGAAGATTTACAGCGGCTCCGGAGCCCCGTCGAACGCTCTCGGCGTGAGCGGCGACTTCTACCTCGATACCGGCAACTCCTATCTGTACGGGCCGAAGGCCTCGGGTAGCTGGGGGGCGGGTATTTCGATTCAAGGTGGTCCGACGGGCCCGACAGGGCCGACCGGCCCGACCGGCAGCACGGGTCCGCAATCCACCGTCACAGGCCCGACCGGCCCGACAGGACCAACTGGCATGACGGGCCCGCAGTCCACGGTCACGGGGCCGACGGGCGTCACCGGCCCGACCGGCAGCACCGGCCCGCAATCCACGGTCACGGGCCCGACCGGCCCGCAATCGACCGTCACGGGCCCGACAGGCACGACGGGGCCGACAGGCCCGTCCGGAGGCCCGACGGGCTCCACGGGCCCTACGGGGCCTGGTGCTCGCACCGACGTGAACGTGCAGT